TACTGGTCACGACGATACTCTGTACGTCTTTCAGTTCCTCCACCAAAAAGACCTCTCCTTTCTTTATCCAAATCAAGAGATCTTTCCGATTCTAAAATTTTAGGATCATTTGCACGATACTCAATTTCATACCCATCTTTTCCTGCTTTGATGCGGTAAGAAGAATAAGGACCTCTAGGTAAGTTGATTGTAGGTGCTGATTGAACTGATTGAATTGGTGGTTCTTTTTTAAGAAGATGTCCAAGAACTCCAATATGTGCAATAGCAACAATGCCGCCCACACTTAAAACTGACCACTTAAATAAATTTTTGTTTGAATTCATTCCACTGGTTTAGATTTTGTTTCCTCACCTTCTGCCCTTTTTTTTCTGGCGGCACAATGTGCCTTTTGTGAAAATCCTTTTGGGTTTGAGCAATCAATAGTTCGTTTATATTTATTACTCCAACTCTCTTGGAACTGCCTAAATGTTTTCATCTTCAGGTAACCCCTTCTTTAAGAGTTTTGCTAGATCTGCAGTTGAACCAACAAACAAAGCATTATTGACTGTTGATGGTCCTTTTACTTGCTTTTCTTCCTCAACATCCTTCAACTTCTTCTGGAGTTCCATTAACTTGTCAGTTGCATCAGCAACATTCTTAATTAACTGACCAGCTACTTCATATGCCCTTGGCATCTCACTTTCTTGTGCAAGTTCTAAAATACCATTGATAGCTTCTTGACCTTTTTCTATAAGAGAATATAAATTTCCCCTTGTATATTCATAGTCTTTTTTTATATCGTCCGGTGATATTTTTTCATTCTCTACCTTCTGAATCGGAGATACTTCAACTTTGGGTTGAATAAAATCATCAGATACGTTGAATGTTTCATTTAAATCATCAAATTTTTTAGTCATTTTCATGAGAATACGCCATCAAATCCAAAATCATCTCCAATAGGAATAAGTGCGTTATCGGATGATGTAATCGTCCCTACATTAGATCCAGAAACATGTATTGCTGCAGTAGTTCCATCTTGCCCACGATCAACAGTGAGTTGATTTCCAGCAATTTTACTGACATATATTGATTCTTCGTCAATGACAATATATCCTTTAGAAATTGAAGAGGCATCTGCAACATTAATTAAAGTTGCAGATTCGGTAATGTCTTCTGAAAGTGTTGTGACTGTTACACCGTCATAATTTTTAATTGCTCTTGGTTCCGCAGAATAAGAAACATCTCTTTCGACCGTTTTTCCGTCTCTACCACCAGCAACATAACCAACAGAAACTTTTTTGATAATATCGTCAGAAGCAGAAGAAACTGGTCCAAACAAATATGTTTTTGCAGTAAATCTAAGTGTATAAATTAATGCTCTCCTAGTAGAAAAATCTCCTTCATAATCATCATTCATAGTAATACTATCAAGTATTATCGGTATATCTTTTTTCTCGGAAATTTCTGAAAGAAGATTTACTGTTAAATTATATGATGGTTGAAAATATGGTAAAATCTGCTCCACAATTTGAAGCATATCATCATTTAATTTTGTCATAATATTAAGTTCAAATTCCATATTATATGGAACTGGCATATATGCCTTTTTTTCTGCTCCACCAGATCCTAATAAAAAAGTTTGTGTTGTTGTAACTTTTCTTGTGGAATCATAATTTAATCCAATAAATTCAAAAGACATTCTTGGCAAACTGATCTGTGTTGATTTATTCAGATCGGCAGATTGCTCTAGTCTTGCTAAAAACTTCTGCATTGGACCATATGCCAATGGAACTTTTACCTCACTAGTAGTATTTGAATCGCTATCAGAGTGCTTTATGACGATTCCATTAAACAATGTTCCGAAAGATATTAATGTCTTTCTTAATAGTTCGAGGTAAAAGTATTCAAACATGGTAAAATCTTATTGTATTTTATTTAACAAAATTATTAATATTATTTATGGGGTGCCAAATGGATTTTTCTCACTAAAATCAAGAATAGAATCAGCTTCTAATTCTATAGTATCATTATCAGCATATGGATCAATGATATCATCTCTGGTTAAAGTTCTTATTGATCTACTTGCCCCACTTGTAGATCCAACTAATGTTTCTCCTGCAACAAAAGATCCAGACACAATCTTAAGTTCTAATATATTGGTAGTAGCATCCCATGAATTGACATATGCAGTGGTACTGCTACTAGAACCAGTTACAACTTCATTGTATTGGAAAGAACCTGTATTTCCAAATAATGGATCAGAAATAGTAATTGTAGGAGCATCTGTATAACCAATGCCAGCATCTATAATTCTAATAGATGTAACAATACCTGCAGAATTAATAACCGCAGTTCCAGTAGCTGTAGATCCTATTCCATCAGGTCCACTAAATGTTACTGTAGGTGCAGTATGATATCCATCTCCACCAGAGGTGACAGTAACTATACCAACTATACCATCTCCAATAACAGCAGTAGCCTTTGCACCAGAACCCTCGCCACCTATAAATGCAATTGTGGGGGCAATTGTATATCCGGCCCCTGCATTAACTATTTCAACTCCCTGGACTTTTTGATCATCAACAATTCCTTTACAATCAACAAGACCAGTTATCATGGTTGCAATTCCTATCGCTGTTATTCCACCAGAAGGTGCAGCAGAAAATGCAACTCTTGGGGGTGAGGTATAATTATCACCCCTGTTTGTTATTGATATTGATCTAACTCCACCATTAACAATTCCGGCAATTGCTGTTGCAGTTGATGCAGTGCCAACCATGGTCAAAGTTATATTGTATCCTTGATCCTGGATATTATCATCAATTTCTTCTATGTCAGTGGCAATAACTTCATCTTCATATCTGAATAGTTCACAAGTTAATTGATAGACATAATTTTTCTGAAGTTGGTAAAATGGTTTTTCATGCTCTACATACTTAATTTCAAACAATCTATCGCCAAGTGGAAAATATATCAAATCCCCTTCTTTGGGTCGAGTTGCTAAATTAACATCAGTTATGGTTCTTGATAAAGGTGTAATATATTCTTCAAATCTTTCTTTTGATATTGTTAGAGTGAGATCATCCATCTCTTGAATACCAAACTTAGACATCAAAGTTCCAAGTCCATTGTATCCATCATATGTATCTACATATGCTTCTATTGGATATGCATTTTCAAATTTAGATTCAATAACTTCCTTTATGATAGTTTTTTCTGTTGCATACTGTCTTGGCAAATAAAAGACTTCAACCCCATACATTTTCAACTGTTCGTTGATTAAATCTTGTATGAGGTTTTGTTCCGTTGAAGAACCTTGTTGAAAAAATGGATTTAATGCCATGTTCTTATCCGATCATGTCCATAGGTGGTAACTCATAAGTATTTGACATTTTTTCCATAATTCCATCTATTTCCCTCTGTGCATCATCATATATTTGTCTTCCATTAAGTTCTATTCCGCCAGGAAGTTTAACTCCCTGAAATTTAATGAGGTTTTGTCCCCACTGCCTCTTAATAAGTGCTGTAAGGTATAACTTCAAGAAACTATCATTATATACTCTTGTAAAATCATTTGGATCTAATGTTCTAAAGCAGTCAATGATAATGTAGTTATCTTTTGTCATGCTTCCCCAATCAATATCAAGATATAACCGGTCTTGTCTCTGGTTAAATCTTATCTGCTTTTGTGTTGAGAGAAGAAAATTTAAATCTTCCAAATATGTTTTGGTCATTGCATATGTCAACGTTTCAGTTGTTCCCCAATAATAAACATCATTCAAAAACATTTGGTATTTAACACTGAACATATTATTAGTTACAGTGTTTGTGCCATCAAACTGAAATATCTTTGTAACACCAATTACTGAAGGTGGAACTTGTAAGTAATTGCTGTTTTCCTCAAAAGAAAATGATACAGATGAACCATCTATAGTAGATGATGCCGTTGTAGTTACGATACCAACAGCATCACTATCACCACCCCTTGATCTGCCACGATCAATATCTTCTTGGGTTAGTTTATATTTTAAAAATGTCTGTGTTACTCCATCAAAGTGTCTTTCATGGAAATACTGAATAGCATCATCAACTAGGTCATCAATTTGCTCATCAGCAACATTGATTTCAAGAACGGGCGCACCCAGTTTTCTTTTACAATATTCTATTAAATCTTGTCTGGAAGATGGTTGCGCCATTTATTTAATACCTCTTATTGGTATTTATATCTTAGATAAAACTTCTTGTTGCTTCATATAGAGTTTAATATATGACTTTGCAAGATTTTTTAATTCGTCAATATTAGTAATAGTATCAATTTCTCTTGAATGCTTCATATATTCAAAGTTTTTTGATAAATTATCTAATTTTATGTTATCAGGATTCATTTGCAATACCTCTGAGTAGTAATTTAATTTCGTTCAAGTCATCCTTGATAGAACCGACTTCTTTTTCCAAAGATTCGATTCTATCTCTTTCATTCTCTTTAATTTTTCTACTATTAATATAGGACATATAGTCTGAATGATTTGTATTCACGATTGCATTTGTATTTGGATCTCTATAGAGATTCTTTTCACCCTCTACTGGTATTAAACTCATGTTACGCTAAAGCAATTGCTCTCAGATCTTTAATAATTGGTGGATATGCTTGATTAGTTGAAGCGAATACTAGTTTAATACGGAAGATTTTAAATTCTGGAAGATTGTCGTCAGTAAAACTATATTCTCTAAAAGAATTTGGATCTTCCCTGACAGAAAATGAATCATTCTTTATAGGAAGATTGTCAGACGTACCAGTACTTGCAGAAGGATCAATCTTTTGTCCTAACGAATTCAAGTTTGAATAACCTGGGAATGGAATAAACACAGGTTCTTCTTCTATACTATTTTGAACAGAATAGAATCCTCTAACATCAGATGATTCATGCATAGAAGCAGAAATCATCATTTTAATTCCGGTTGCTGGATTTTCTAAAAGAATTGGAGGAGATACGTACATGAATGCACTTGGATCATTCTTATAAGAATTAACTCTAGAATCTGATATGTAATTAGTTATAGGACTATTAATTCTATTGGAGGTAAGAACCATGCTGGTTTTTGAAAGATCAATGCAGGGAGATAATCTATTATCATCCGTGACCATATTAACATCCAAACTAAATGATTTATTTCCAGGTAAAGCGACAAGTCTTTCTCGTTCATTTAAACTAGAAGCAACAACCCTTGTCGAATCAAAATAATTTGAATTAATAAGTGAAATCTGCTCAAACCCTTTATCCACATAAGGAGATTCAACTCCATGAATACTCTTTCCACTTACAGTCCTTACAAAAGAATTGACAGAAGTAAACTTGGGTGTTATTATACCAAAATTTGGTGTAATTAAATCAAATGGGATATTATAAGTCGATTTAACATTTGATCCTCCAAATTTATTATCTTTATTAAAGAATAATTTGGAGAATCCAATTCCTGTAGATCTGTCTGTAGTGTTTGTTCCTGAGGAGAAATCAATTTTTGTCGTATAATGATCTAATCCAATAGGATCAGATACTGTCGCATCACTTAAAGTATGTGTTTTATTAATTCTAATAAGAGAAACACCATTTAATTCATACTTGTAAACAGCACTATCACTTTCATATGAGAATGCTTTTGTTCCTCCAATTTCTCTAGTAATTCCTGTTAGTGAATTTCCAGAAACACCTGTGTATTCAATAATTTCATCCAATATTGTTATATAACCAGGATTTGTGCTTCCAACACTTACACCCTCAAACTGAGCAAATTGCGTTGCATCAACAACGGTAATATTTGAAGTAGAAGATGCTTCATAGGCAATCGAAAGTGTTGTTGGTTTGATATTACCCTTAGCCCCAGAAATTGAAACTTTATTGACATCAGAATACATTCCATGATTTCTTTGGAATACATTAATATGCAATCCATCATTTACAACCTGAATTGGTTGATCAATTGTCACGTTTCCACCAACAGAATCGTTAAGTGTTGTAGAAATTCCAGAATTATTGACGTAAGTTAAAGTATAACCTGCACCAACAACAAATTCTCCTTGAACTTCATTTATGATTAACTCATTAAGTCCAGAGAGTTCAGATACACTCAATCTTAAATTTCTTCCAACTGAAGAAATGCCGATAGAAGATACTGATAATACATCTCCAACAGAATAACCAGTTCCGCCATTTACAATAGTTGCTGCGACAGCAACACCATTGCTTATATGAATATTTGCAGTTGCATTCCTTCCAGTGCTTTCTATATTTGTTAATGGAACATTATTAAAAGTAAATGCTGCTGAGGATGGAGTATATCCAATTCCACTATTAATAATTCTCAAATCACCAGAACAAGTTCCAGCACTACCAACTAAATTGCCAGTTGCGCCAGATTTAAGTTGAACAATTGTATTACCATTTGTTAAATTGGGATCATTTACTGTAGTTCCAATACCAATTCTTATAGTTTTTGAATCAATATCAAAAGGATCTTTCCTAAGAAGTTTGAGATTTTCTGGAAGGTCTGAATTAAAGAAACTGACAGAACCGGAAGGAACAAATTGTGCTCTATAAAGATTAAACTTAAGATCTTCATATTGACTTGGTGTCCAAGTAGACGCATTCTGTGACTTAAAGAGTGAACCAAGTGTTGGTTGCTGTGTTACTAGAACTTGTGTACTTTCATTTTCTAACGTCTGAACATCAAACTCACCCAGTCTCGAAATCCATACCGTATATTCTGTGGAATCTGAAAGAAGCACCAAAGCATATTCTTTATTGGATTCCAAGTAAACTGGAGATTCAAAAGTAATTGTTGTGGCAACAGAAGAATCATCAGAAAGATTTACATTGTCTGGATAAACAACAACATTTGAAAATGGAACTATCTTAGAAGTTGGAGTGCCAAAATTTACTTCACTAATATAGAGTTCAACAGGGATTGATGTGTCTTTAGTTCTAAAGAATACATCAACTTTAGTTGCGAATACGCCACCAGTTTCGCTAGGAGGCACTTTAAATGATTGTGCAAGAGGGTCTCTATATCCTTCATCAATAAATTGTGAAGTTGATGAAACAGTTGCAGTTGTTGTACTCTGAGTAGTTGTTGACGCACTACCTACACTTGTATCAGAAAGTGTTCTTTGTTGAGTTCTTTCTTCAAATGAGACTCTTGCATTTCTTAATGAAAGAGTAACTTCTTGAGTATTGTCAATATCACCTTGAGAATAGAATATTTGTTCTGATGATGTTGTTACAACTCCAGGAATTTTAGAATTAGATGAACTATTTGTAAGTCTAAATACAGATCTTCCTGTCTCCCAAGAAGGAATTTCGGAAGAAGAACTTCCATTTGGAATGAAAAGTGAACCAATAAGAACACCTTGGAAATCTGTTATAAGTCTAACTTCTCCTACAACTGCAACGGCTCCACTACTTTGACCCCTAAGTGTCATTCCTGGTCTTACATGACCAAAAAATTGGGAGTCACTATCGTCCTGAAGACTAAACGTGTCAATGTTTAAAAGTGTACTTGTTGAAGAATATGTGGCAGGAACTGTCTCATCTCTATTATAAGGACTGTTTGTATATACAGTAGTTGGTTGATTATATGGTCCAAATTTATGATTTGCTGTAGCAAGTCTAGAAACAAATTCAACATTACCAAGAGATCCGTTGATTGTTTCTCCTGCTTGGAATGTTCCAGTTGTCATTGTCACTTCAATGAGTTTGGGAACACAATATTCGTTTACATCAATATCATCAAAGAAAGAATAAACTTGAGTATTCGGTTTCATCCTAGAAGCAGAAAACTCAATGTTTCTAGTCCTCATGAAGTGGATTATTTCTCTACTAACAATTCTATTTCCTAATGATTCAGCATCAATTTGCTCTCTTACCGTTCTTATTTCTCCTCTTCTTTGCTGATCCAAATCAGTTTTTAATGTTACTGATCCATTAATTCCAAGATTATGTCTTGTAGTCGTTGTTGTAGTTGTCTCTTCAGTTCTTAATGCTTGTGTAGGAATTCCTCTACCATTTTCAAATTCTCCAGTATCTTGTACATCAAGACTTACTTGTGTTGATGATTGGGGTG